TTACAAGGCTTTGTTCGGCACACTTCTTTCATTCCTATTTGTGCCGGCAACGCCGGAATGGAGATTATTATGTACGTACTGTAAAATGATGATGACCTTGAATGATGGTATATCAGCTTCGGTGATAGAATCGAAGCCCTTTATCATGCTATCTATAGGTACAGTCATAAAGACCAATTCTGTTACGTCACCGTTATGGTACTCTTGCATTTACCATGTTAATCCATTATAATAAATCTATAGGATACGTTGCGGGCCGCTAATTACTTGATAATTGTTATATGAATTAAATATAGCCTTATGGGGGTAAAAGATGTTAAGAATTACACCAAGAGGGAAACAGGAAGAGGTAATGGCCCTCCCTGCTAGAGGTCATTTAATTGTACTTGGTACCGCCGGAAGTGGCAAAACTACCATTGCTTTACTACGTGCAGCCCACCTTTCCAATCTGCCCGGAAACGGCAAGGTGCTTCTTGTCACTTTTAATAGGGCATTGGTACAATATATGCGCGGCATCATTCATTCCCCATCTTCAAAGCTCGTTGTTGAGCACTACCATAAGTTTGCACGCGGTTATATGGATAGTGATAATGTCAACAAAATGCCTCAACGGAACGGAATTCTGGGTCCCGGAAAAAAAGCCCACTACATAGAGCAAGCTGTAGAGGAATTGAAAAAGCTCTATCCAAAAGAATCCACATTAAGACGTACTAAAGAATTTTTTATAGATGAGATAACCTTTATTCAAAGATTCGGATTTGCAAACCTTGATGCTTATTGCGAAGCCGAACGTATAGGCCGCGCTTCCGTACGCCTCACACGCGAAAATCGAAAGTGGATTTTTATAGCATATCAGAAGTATATTGAACTGAGAGAAGCTGCCGGTCGAAAATATGACTGGGATGATTTGGCTTTTTATGTAAATAACGAATTGCAAAGTGATACCAATGAGCGCAGATATACCCATATCATTGTAGACGAAGGTCAGGACTTTTCTCCGATGATGATTAAGTCACTTGTAAACGCGGTTAGAAAGGGAGGTTCATTCACCTTTTTTGGCGATGTGGCGCAACAAATATACGGAAGCCGCCTGTCTTGGCGTGACTCTGGGGTGAATGCTGATAAGGTGTGGCGATTCGACATAAATTATCGTAATCCTGCGACTATTACCGCTTTTGCGAATGACATCATACAGAGTGATTATTGGCAGCAAGATGACGATATGGTTACGGCCATTAACCAGATTGCAGAAGGTCCAAAACCTATTCTTGTAAGTTTCGAAAATAAATCACGTGAAATAAAATGGCTCGTTGAACGCGCCATATCTACAGGGAAAACATCGTCAACGGTCATCGTGTGTAGGAGTAGGGCTGAGATTGATTCGTTTATTAAGGCACTATCGAGCAGAGGTTGTAATGCAACAGAGATTGACAAGGATACCCCAGGTTATGCACACGTCAAGACAGTTTATCTAACAACCTTTCACGCCGCTAAAGGTATGGAATTTGATAACGTATTCGTTCCGTTTTTATCGGATGATAAATTTCCAGACCCGGATACAGTGGCAAACGCTGTGTCCGAAGATGCGGCTTATGCTGACGAGATTAAGTTGCTATATGTGGCAGCTACCCGTTCCAAATATGGGCTTTATATGACCTACAGCGGTACATTGACCCCTCTGTTTCCAGTAGAATCAGATAGCTACGATTCTTACGGTGAGGAAAATGAAATATGAGCGCATTCGATGTTTTGAAAGCTCGCGGTGTGTCTAGGCTTTGCCACTTTACAAAGTTTCAAAGCCTGACACATATAATCCCATCGGCTGATGGCATATTAGCAAGCGGTTCAATTCGCTCCGATACAAAGAATGTGATTGATACGGAACGATATGATGGCGAATTGGATCATGTTTGCTGCTCGATTGAGTACCCAAATTCTTGGTTCTTAAAGGACGCAATTCAGAAAAATACCGACGTTATTTTTAGGGACTGGGTTGTGCTGTACATCGAATTGGGTATATTAAGGAAAAGGGATACAAAGTTCTGTCCCTGTAATGCCAGTACGGGCCGCGGTATGTATATTACGGATGATATTAATGCCCTCTTTGAAAATCCTGTGCGGTGTAAGAGGGTTTTCCATCGTAGCGCCAATATGTTATCTTGCTGCCCCACTGACGGGCAGGCGGAAATTCTTATAAAGGATAATATACCCCGTGACTATATCGTGGGTATTACTGTAGGTAATGAGGATGTGGCGAGGCGTATCTACGCAATGTTCAAAACGTATGGGGTTAAGCAAGTTCCAATTTTCATTGCTCCTGATGTGTTGACCCCATCTTGGAGCAATATGATTAAAAATGGTCGTAGGCCTATCGAAACAATGTGCGTCTGGCCAGAGGAGGAATAGCTATGTCTGCAACGATACCAACCCAAATAGAAAAATGTAAAGGGGCTATAGTCGCCACCGCAATTGGAGACGCGCTGGGTTGGCCTAACGAACAGCGTTCAAAGAACAAGTCTAAGAGCCCAATTGTCAACGATTATTTCGTTGAATGGACGCGACGCTGCAGTAATCCTTGCTATCATAATGAAAGTATTTTACCCGGTGAGTACAGCGACGATACTCAAATGGCATTATCTGTCGCAAGGAGCATCATCGCAGGAAATTGGGAGAAGTTTCTTGCCGAGAAGGAGCTACCTTTTTGGCTTAAGTACGAACGCGGAGGCGGAGGCGCATTATTAAAGGCTGCTAAGTCTTGTGATAAGGGCGTATTGTTATGGAAGTCAAATTATACACGGGACTATTTTAACGCAGGGGGCAACGGAGCGGCTATGCGCATCTTACCTCATGTCATATCATATGCCAGAATACCGGATATAGCAGCCCTGATGGTTGATGTTATTAAGGATACCATTATAACTCACGGGCATCCGCGAGCAATTTTGGGTGCTACCTGTTATGCCTATGCATTGGACTACCTTTTGAGAAAAGAAACTGTTTTGGAATACAGCGAACTCGTATATGCGGTTATTGACGGACAAAATAAATGGGGGGCGCTCCCTAACCCCGAATTATTCGGGAACTGGCTTGATATTGCTGATCAATATCGTGGGTTTAATTATACTCACGAATGGGAAACAGTTCGTATTAATATGATAAAGCAGCTTGACTTCATAAAAACATCCTTAAAGAAAGGCTTAATGTTAGATGATACAAAAATACTCACTCAGTTGGAATGTTTCTCAAAGGCAAATGGAGCCGGTGATGTCGCTGTTTTAGCCGCCGTATATCTGGCTTCAAGGTACGCCAATAATCCATCCCTTGGAATTAAAGTTCCAGCCTTTTCCTTTGGAGCGGACACGGATACCATAGCATCTATGACGGGAGGTCTTCTGGGTATGCTTAGTGGTATAAACTGGATTCCAACAGAATGGAAAGCTGTCCAAGACTACGAATGTCTTATTCAGATAGCTGAATTGCTTTTATTTGACAACATCAAGGAAACAACTAAAGCCGATGTGTTAGAAGCAAAGGCACAGGAAAGCGGTTGGATAAACTCACCTATTGGTAAAATGCGTCCCATTGGTAAAACTACCGTTAAAAATGGGGAATATGCGATTGTGACAATTACAAAGTGGCAGACCGCACTGGGGCAGACCTTATACACTAAAGAGATGCAGCGGCTTGAAAATCAACCGTACCCATCTGAAAACCAAATACCGTTGTTGCATAAATCAGCCGCGTCTATTTCCATACAGACACCGGCTGAATTGGAAGAACAACAGGGGCAGTTTGTCTTAAATACCGCTGTTATTGATACCTTGCTAAATAATTCCCAGTTCAAGAAGAACATCACAATCGGAAAAGTGTTAAAAATTATACAGGCTTTAGTCAAGAATAACGAATCAGTTTCGGCTGTTGCAAGGCGGTTTGAAGTTGATGAAGCTATGGCAGAACTCATTAAATCTTGTATAAAATAGATGACCTGTATAGGTTACTGTTAAGATTATGTCTTTGCCAGTTCTCTCTCTTTTTAACTTATAAAGCACCGTCACGGCAAAACTCGCCGTTGAATGCATTGTGTATTTTTAATAACCACTAAACGGAATGAGAATGAAAAAATCCAAAATGTTTATAATCCCTAAAAAGTAATAGAGCGTCAAAGAATTAATCTTTAACGCTCTTGATATTTTTAGTCAAAAAACACTGTTACTGCATAACCACCCACAAAATAGTAGGGGTTCGTTTTTGACTTCTCAAGTGGAGTTCATCACTTGAAAACCGAACCCCATTTTGCCCCTGTAAATCGTCGCCCGCGCCGCTTTCGTCTTGCGGTTCGTCGGAGCTTTCAAGCATTTCAATGTATGAAACTTGCTTGCCGTCCTTAATATTATAATATATCACAATTTTATTATCGTAAACATAAACCGAATTTATGAACACGTCAATTATTCGGCTTTGAAAATCTTCGTCCAGTAAATCGCCCTTGCAAAACTGCTTCAACCATACAATTATTTGTTCTTCGGTGTATTTTATGCCAGCCGCAATCTTTAGCCTTGACAAGTCTATTTCAATGTCGGCTTTTTGCGTTTCCATTGCTTCGATTTTTTCAAAGAAGCGGGCGCGGGCTTTTGCGGTTGGAGCTTCTAACGTCGCGTCAACAGCTTTATTTATATCGCCGTCAAGCCGCATTAACCGCCCTTCCATTTCCTTAATTTTATTTACGTTGAAATCAGTATCGTATGCGGCGACGACGCGGGCGGCAATGTAATTTATGCGTTCGGGGGTTAATACATATTCAATCGTTTGTTCTACAACGTACCATTCAAGAAAGCCCTTCTTTTCGTTCAGCTTCTTACAATCCTTTTGCCGTTTGCGCTTTGAACAAGTGTAATAAAAGTGCTTGTCGCCTGTTTTGCTTTTTCCGCTTTCGCCGATAAGCCGCGTACCGCACAAGCCGCAAAAAGCCTTACCGCTTAACAGATAATTTACAATGGCTTTTTCGGTTGCGGGCGCATGGGCTTTCGCCGTCAAGCGTTCCTGTACAGCGTAAAAGGTTTTTTCGTCAATAATGGGCGGGTTCGCGTCGGGTATCAGTTCGCCCCGAAAAACGTATTGCCCGATATAGCGGGTATTGCGAAGCGTCGTTTGAAGGTAATTCGACGTAAGTTCACGCCCGAAAGCGTTTTTTACGCCTTTAGCGGCAAGGGCGGCGACAATATCCGTTTTTGAAACGCCTTTTGCGTATTCCTCAAAGAAATAACGTACAATCCATGCTTTCGCGTCGTCAATGACAAGCCGCTTATTTTCGAGCTTATACCCTATAGGCGGGCGGCTTCCTATGAATTGCCCCTTTATCGCGCTATCATATTGCCCGCGCCGTATGTTTTGCGAAAGGTTAGCCGAATAATATTCAGCCATACTTTCAAGCATACCTTCTAAAATTATCCCTTCGGGGTTGTCGCTTATGTTTTCCATTGCCGAAACGACTTTTACACCATGCTTTTTAAGCCTTGCCTTATATGTCGCGCTATCGTACCGATTGCGGGCGAAGCGGTCTAACTTCCAAACGATAACGGCTTGAAATTGCCGTTTTTCCGCGTCCTTAATCATCTTTTGGAAATCGTCGCGCTTGTCGGTCTTAGCGGATAAGGCGCGGTCTATATATTCGCCGACGATTCTATACCCTTCGCGTTCGGCGTAGGCGTAACAATCCCGCAATTGTCCTTCAATGCTTTGTTCCTTTTGATTGGTGGACGAATAGCGGGCATATACAACGGCGGGTATTAAATCTTTTTGCTTTTCCGTTTGCTTCCTTGCGGTTGCGGGCATTTAATCACCTTCTTTTAACGGTTTGTCCAACAATTTTCACATGGGCGACCGCCGCCCGACCTTGCAAGCGCAACGGCTTTTGTTGTTTCGACAGGGCTTGACATATCCGAACAAGTGGACGTTCTATGTATTACAACACTTGTGCGGTTAGCCGTCCAAACAATTCTATTGCCCGACGAATTACCCCAATTATTGTCACTATCGGGGTACATGACAGCCGACGGCGTAACTTCGGGCGTTGCCGTGGGTGTAGGCGTAGCTTCGGGCGTTGGGCTTAGTGACGGCGTGACTTCGGGCGTTGCCGTTGGTGTTTGCGTCGGTTCGGGGGACGGCGTAGCAATGACCGAAGCGTAAGAAATTTCATCTTCGGGCGGTTCGGGTTCGTCGTCGGGCAAAAATGGGGCAACGATAAACGATACAATGATTAAACCGACGACCCACACATACCAACGCTTATAAATAGGCTTTTTGTTATCCATATTAAAATCTTCCCTTTCCGTCGGCGTATTTTGTGGAGCGGGTAAAGAAGTTCCTTTTTTGCAGGCAACAATTAATTTGAATGGATATACAAAAATAAAGTAAAAAATACCAACCAAAAGCCATAACGTCCCGACAATAGATATATAGAATATGTAGTACATAAGCACTATTAACGCCATATATAAAAAGTTCTTCTTTGTAATACGCATACCCGCGCCGAGCCGCAAGCCGCCCTTTACCTTCTTTGAAAATCCAACAAACATTATTTGCGCCCCTTTCTTCTACCCCTTAAACGAAGGGGCTTTTTAATTTACGCTAACTTTCGGTATTGCGTCGCTTCCAACCTTCGCGGATGTCGTAGACGCGACCGCGCCCCTTTTGGCGTTTTCGTGGCGGCGGCGTACAAGTTCAAGTTCTTCTTCAAGCGTCAAGCCCTTGTTCCATTCCCTTATATGTTCATCATGCGCGGATTGAGCGTCGGCAACCAGTTCTTCGGCGGCTTCCATGTCGTTAGACAATTCGGCGGCGGCTTCGGCAAGACGCAGGGCAAGGGCTTTTAATGGCTTTCGTTCTTCGGGCGGTATATCCAAAAAGACAGACAGCCAAACTTGGTCAGCTTTATCAAGGTTGTATGCTTCGGATAATAACCGCATTGCTTCGGCTTTCGCGTCGGCTTCGGTAATAAAAAACATTTCGCCATTACCCGCCGTCAACCATTCGTAATTAACATTGAAGGTTTTACAAATAAGCCTGTAAAGCGGTTCTTTTTGTTCGGGATTAGCAAGACGACCGCGTTCAATATTATTTATTACATTGCCGTTTGCGCCTAACGCCGAGCCGAATTTTTCCCGCGTCATATTTAAAACAGATTTACGCAAGTGTTTTATGCGTTCGTAAATTTCCATTCAATCACCACCTTTTATTGAGTGTAACAGATGTATATTGTTCCGTCAACCTATTTTATAAAAATAAATCTTGCAAAGTAGTTGACAGAACAAATTACAAGGCTTATAATTGGTGTACGGAACAAATAAGAAATACCAAAACAAGCGGGCGAACCAACGCCGAAAGGGGACGTATACCATGACTTACAAAAACATGATTAAGGGAATAGCGGGGCGCGAAGCTAAAAAGTGGGTTGAAAGTTTTATAAAAACCGAAAGCGGCTTTGCAAGTTGCGACGACGTGGAATTAAGGATTGAAGACGGTATTTGCTATTTTGAAGCAAAAATACACGTTTACGGAATTAAAAGCCCAATGAACAAATACACCGTCGGCGGGACAATATGCGAAAGCGGGTACGTTTACAACAGCGTTATTTACGATTGGAACAAAAAAACGGTATGGCTATCAGTTGAAGAAACGCGGCAAACAATGGGAATTACCGAGCTTTTGGAAATCGCATAATTAAAACAGAAGCGGGGCGGCTTCACCGCCGCCCAATACGAAGGGAGCGGGAAGAAATGACAAGCGCATATTTAACCTTACTAAAATATTCAAGCGAATTGCGGGTGTACAACAGGCGCAACACCGCGCACAACGTAGCAAAAACGGAAAACGAAAATAAACAGCTATTAAAGCGGCTTGGATTCAAATGGGACAAATACAACCACAGTTATTTTTTAGAAAATCCGACCGACGACGCAATAGCAGAAATTAAAACAAAGGTATCTATTGAAACAAATGATTATCGAGATAGAAAAGTTACGAAAGGAAGTGAGAGAACATGAACAAACAAAGGGGAATTGACATTGTGAAAGGCGCGATATTGAACGAAGACACGCAAGAATTTGTCGAAATCGTAAGCAAATTACCCCGCGACTTTCGCTTGATTCTTACAGGGCAAGTTATGGGGTACGCGGCGGCAAAGGGCATTGACACAGAACCGCCGCGACCGACGACACCCGCCGCCGCGCAAATGGCGAAAGCGTTATGAGCGGGCGGGAATATAGCCTTGTGCGCGAAACAACCCCTTCGGGGGTTTGGTTCGCCCTTGTAAGAACCAATTACAGGCACGTTGAAGTATGGGGCGTAGGTTCAAGCGATTATAAAGAAGCATTGCGGAGGGCAAAGGATTATTGTAAAAACACTTTCGCAAAATTACACATTGAAGCAAAGGGGGCTTAACGCATGGCAATAACATTAAAACCGCATGAAAGGCTTGTTTGCGTCGGACAAACAGCCCTTCGCGCCCCGAACGGCGCACCGCTTCCCGCCGTACCGCTTTATAAAATAGTTGAAGCGGGCGACGCGAAGGAATACGACCGCAAGGCGGTTATGACGACAGGCGAAAGCGGGCTTTACGACGATATAGCCGCCGTATTCGGTGAAAAATACAAACAATACGTTGACGGCTTGAAGCAAATAGGGGCGAAGCTATAACGCCCCTTTTATCACCAGTAGAGGGGGTTATATATGAAAAAAACCAAAACCGCACCGATTGACATTGAAACGCGGCTTTATGCGCGGGGTTTGTTCCGCGTCGCGGGCGTTGACGAAGTGGGGCGCGGTTGCATAGCGGGGGCGGTTGTCGCTTGCGCCGTGATTATGCCGAAGGGCTTAACCATTGAGGGGGTAACGGACAGCAAGAAAATATCGGCGAACGAACGCGAACGGTTGGCGAAGCTCATTAAAAAAGCGGCGATTGCTTACCGCGTGGAATTTGTACCCGCCGACAAGGTTGACGAATACGGCATAAGCGCGGCGACGCACATTGCAATGATGAACGCTATCGGAGGGTTATCGGTGAAGCCGAACGCGCTTTTGTTGGACGGCAAGCCACCGAAGCAGAAAATTGAAACCGCGACGCATTTTCAATACGTCGTAAGGGGCGATTATTTAAGTCACAGCATAGCGGCGGCAAGCATTGTCGCAAAGGTAGAGCGCGACGCATACATGAACGAAATGCACGAAATTTACCCCGAATACGGATTTAATCAGCATAAGGGGTACGGCACGGCTTCGCATTACGAAGCAATAAGGCAATTCGGTTTATGTACCCTTCACCGTAGGAGCTTTCGAGGGGTTGAAGGGCAAGAAAAAGACGAAGGGAGCGGGACAAGTTGTTAAACATATCGGAAAAGGCGTATTTACAGCTTGAATCAATCATTATTGACGAAAACAAGTTTGCGGCGAATGACGAACCGTGGACGGTTGAAACATTCGCAGAATACCTTATTGAAAAATATTACCTTGAAGCACCCATGCCGACCAAAGGGGGCGGCGCGAAGTGAAAATAAAAACGCTTGGCGCAATGTGTAAAAGGGCGGGCGATTTTAGGTTATACGACCAACGAAACAGCGAAGGAAGCATTGTCGTTCAATGGTTGGGCGACGGCGGCGCAATTTATCCTTTACACGGCTTGCCGCGTCTTGGCGAAGAACACATTGCCGCATTTTTCGAGCTTACCGAAAAACAGCTTGAAAAAATATCGGTACGACATTATGAAGAATTGCCCGAAAAACTTAACTTCGACGATTACGACCCCGCCGAAGTTGCGCTTGACGACCGCGAAATGACGCTTGCATACGGTAAATACATTGTAAAGCCGCTTATCACGCGGGACGGCTTAGAGCTTATAAACAACGAATACATGACACCGCTTGCCGACGTTGCCGACCATTTAATGATACATGAGCGGAAAACAGAGGGCGGGCAAACGTACTTCGCCGTAAAAATGGGCTTAATGCTTGTCGGGTTAGTTATGCCGCTTAACCTTATCGAAGACCAGTTTGTAGAGAACGTCGAAGGGTTGGCGGTAAAAGCCCGCGCCGCGCTTATCGTAAAAAGGGAGCGGGAAGAACGCCAACAGCGGGAAGCGTTAAGCGGGCAAATGGAGCTTGAAGAAGTAGGGTTTAACGAAGGGAGCGGGGCAAGTGGTAGTTCATAAACAATTCGACCTTTCGGGCGGCGGGCAACGACCGTCAAGACCTTTCCCGAACGGTACAAGCTATATGAATTTTAACGACGCTTTTTGTTGTCGTTGCAATAAGTACAAGTTAAACGAAGAAGGCTTGCCGCTTCCCGATAATTGCACCGTAGAAAACGCATTAAGCGAAGCGCAATTTGACATTGAAAAGTACCCAAAAGACGACATTGTAGAGGTTGGCGGCTATTTCCATGTTTGCCGACACTTCGAGAGCGACGACGGCGAAATAATGGAGCAATACAAGGGTTTATTTGAAGAAGGGAGCGGGAACGCATGATTATTCAAGAATTAAACGAAGCGGCGAAAAACATTCACGCTTTAGCGGTTAATAAAGGTTGGTGGGAAGACGACCGACCATTGCCCGAAATACTTATGCTTTGTGTATCGGAGCTTTCCGAAGCGTTAGAGGAATACAGAAACAAAAGCCCCGATATATATTGCGACGAATACGACGAAGACCATTGCGACCCATGCTTAAAACACCGCCCCGCTTGCGCTTGCAACGGACATAAACCGCAGGGCGTAGCCGTCGAGCTTGCCGACTGCATTATACGCATTTTGGATTTTTGCGGGCGAAAAGAAATTGACATTGAAGCCGCAATAAACGCAAAACACGAATATAACAAAACCCGCCCATATAGACACGGCGGTAAAAAATGTTAGAGGGGAGCGGGACGCATGACAGCTTTTGAATTTTTCGCCGCCGCAGGGTGGTTATTGTTGGGCGTGGTATGCCTTGCCGTTGCCGCAGTGATTGTTTATGCCGTTATCGTCGGTATAAAAAGACACAGCGAACAACAGCGCATTAAACGCGTCAGATATTGGCGGTAAACGAAGGGGGTTTATTTATGTACGTTTATTTGCTTTCCGAAAAGGGGTACGACGAAAACGCGGGCGATTGGTATTTGTACACGGTTGGATTTTATGACCCTTCGGGCAAGTTTCAATCAGAAAGCGACCACAGCACGAAAGACGAAGCCGCCGCCCGCGTCCATTACTTAAACGGCGGTATAGGGGGAATTGTGACCGAAACTATCACAATGACAGCCGAAGCGGAAATTGAAACGACCGAAACGGACGAAGACGAAGACGAATACGACAAATTAAGCGATTGCGCCGAATGTCTTTGTAACACTTGCGCGAACATTGAAAAATGCGTTGACGCGCCCGCCGAACACGATTACACAGGCGGCAAGCCATACCCATGCGCCGAATGTGAAGACAGCGCAATATATCATATGCGCGGCGGAACTTGTAAAGGGTACGTTGAAGGAAGCGGAAACTATGTATAAAAAGCAAAAGCGGCTTGTCTGATACACAAGCCGCCGCGCCCATTTGAGCCATTTTGTCGCTATTGGTAAAACATTGTCAAAGCCTATTTTACCAAAATAGCGGCGAAAAAACAATATATTTTTTGTTTTTTGCGTCGAATTTGACGCATTGCGGGCTTGTAATGGGTATTAAGCCAACAACGAAGGGAGCTTAATACACATGGAAAATAAAGAAAATTCTTTTGTACTCAATAATCAGCAAGTCAATGTCAGTCCGTCAGTCCGTCCGTCTCTTTTTCAGACATTAGAAGCCGTTTATATGCAAGTTGAGTATGAGCATTTGGGCGAATGGCGCGAAAGCCGCGTAAGTGGCAAGAAATGGTTGCACATTGAACCCATATATAAAGAATTATGCCTAATTATCGCGGAAATATACGTTAAGCCGCAAGAAAGCGTTATACGCATACAGGGACAGCCGACGGAAGTTTATCTTGTGCAAGAGGTTTACAGGGAATTGCGGGGCGAACATTTGCAAGCAGTTGTCGGAAAGTTCTTCGAGCAGGGACACAAGATACACAACAAAAAAGCGTACCTTCAAACGTCCCTTTACAACATTGTATTCGAGTATGACGCAGGGGTAACAAATGACCTTCGGGCGGCGGGGGTAATACACCCAAAAAAGCCGAAGGGGGGCGCATGAAGTGGGCGCGTTCGGCGGCAACAAGTGGCAATTTCTTTTTGAAACACCTTCGGGGCAGTTGGGCGAAAATGCTTTTGAAGCATTGCGGCATAAAAATGTATTCCGTTACAAGGTACGGACGATAACTTGCGGCGATACGGTAGAAGTTGAAATGTTCCCGATTTACAGGGATTACCGCGCCGAAGCCAAAAGAGCCGAAAAGGTGAACCCGACAAGGGAAACGCAAGAAAACGTAAACAGGCGAAACGCTTTAAAAGCCGCAGTACGCCTTGTAAATGCAAATTTCGTAAAAAACGATTATCACATTACATTGACGTACAGGGACGACGAACCATTGCCCGACGAAAAACAGGCACAAAGGCAAATGCAAAACTATATTCGCAGGGTTCGGCATTATCTTAAAAAAAACGGCTTTACGGATAAGCGAGGGCGGGCAGACTTGAAATATTTTTATGTGATTGAATTTGCAAACGGCGACGGACGGCGAAAGCGCATACATCATCATATCATTATGAACGCCGCCGCCCCGCGTGAAGCGTTAAAAGCATTATGGACGCATGGGCGGGCGGGGGTTGACGAATTAGAACCCGAAAAAGGGAGTTTGAAGGGATTAACCATTTACATCACAAAACAGCAATCAAAGACGAAAATTACAAGGCGTTGGCAAGCGTCCCGAAACTTGAAGCCGTATACGTCATTGACGGAAAACAAACACAAAATAAGCAAAAAGCAAGCCGAAATGTTAGCCGCCGACGTGAAGGAAGCCGCGCCCGCAATTTTCGGCAAGGCTTATCCCGACTTGATATTAGACGGCGAACCCGAAGTAAGAACAAGCGAATTTGTGGCGGGGGCTTACATATACGCCACATTGTACAAGGCGAACGCCGAAAGGGTGAAAGGGGGCGCGTTGTTTGGCATGTAAACCGAAAAAAGGGCGCGTCTATTGGTTCGTTACCGACTTTTGGGAAAGGTTTTACACGATACCAGTTAAGACCCATAAAAAGGGCTTGCAATGGCACTTAGGCGACGGATTATACGAATATTACTACCATTACGAACCGCAATATCTATACCGCAAAAAGAAGCAAGCCGAAGCAATGGCGGCGAAACTTAACGAAGGGGTGAAAATCTATTGAATATGAGCATACCGACAGAAAGCGAAGAACAACAAGCCCTTTTTGAGTGGGCGCAATATCAAAAGGGAAAATACCCCGAAATTGAATTGCTATACCACACGCCCAACGGCGGGCGGCGCGGTAAAGCCGAAGCGGGGCGGTTCAAAGCCGAAGGGGTAAAAAGCGGCGTACCCGATTTATTTTTGCCTGTAGCAAGGGGCGGTTACTTCGGGTTATACGTTGAAATGAAGCGGCGCAAAGGCGGCAAGGAAAGCGACGCGCAATTAGAGCTTTTCCCGAAACTTCGCAAGCAGGGTTACAAGGTGGAAACGTGCAAGGGTTGGGAAGCCGCCGCCCAAACAATTATAAAATACATGGCATTGAAGCCGACAGAATGGAGCGTAAAAGAATGAAGATTTTATGCGTAATAAATTTCAAAGGCGGCGTTGCGAAGACCATTAGCGCAATAAATATCGCACATACATTAAACACGAAGCACGGCAAGCGGGTTTTGCTTGTGGATTGCGACAAGCAGGGCAACACATCAAAGTTTTTCGGCAAGCACGGTTACGAGGGCAACAGCATAGCAGACGTATTATTAAGCGGCGACGTTGAAAACGTGCTTATTCGCATAAAGCATACAACGCCCGCGCTTGACCTTATACCCGCGAACATGAATTTGCTTCACGCCGACAGACAAATATTAATTGACGCTTCCCGACCGCAACAGACGCGGCTTAAAAAGGCAATACAAGGGCTTGAAAGCCTTTACGACTTCGCAATTATTGATTGTGCGCCCGACTTGAACATGTCCGTTATAAATGCCCTTGTCGCCACGCATGACGTGCTAATACCGATAAAGGTTGACAAGTTCGCGTTTGACGGCATAGACACGTTATTAGAGCAAATAGAGGAAATCAAGGAATTTAACCCCGCGTTGCGGGTTGTCGGCGGCTTCGTGACTATGTATGCCCGAAATAACGTAAATTTGCAAGGCGTGGAAGCGTTAAGCGAAAAAGCGGGCTTGCCTATGTTTGAAACGGTTATCAGAAAAACCGTAAAAGTTGACGAAACCACATACACAGGATTACCGCTTGCCGAATACGCGCCGAAATGCACGGCGGCGAAGGATTACGCCGCATTGGTGGACGAATACTTGCAGAAAGGCGGCGGGGGCATTGGTGAAGGTTAATTTTTACGACGTGGGGCGGGGCTTGAAAAAATGGACGGCAAGTTGCCCGACGGAAATTACGCTTGATTGGCTTCATAGTCAAGTAAAGTTATTCGGGGGGCTTTCCGCAAGCAGTATCGGCTTTTTAACCGTACACGGCAAAGGCACGATATACGACGGCGACCGACCAGTAGGCAATTATGAAATTGTGACCGAAACTATCACAAATAAAGGGGGCGGCGGTAATGGATAATAAGGCATACTTACAAATCGGCGAAGCAATGGCGCGAGGATTAGCGGCGGGAATTGCGGCGTTTGATAGGTTCGGCAAAGTATACCGCGCCGCAATGCTTACAGTTAAAAAAGCGTATCAACCAATAAACAAAGTTAAGCATTACGCGAAATATTCTAAAAAAGCCCGCATACGCAAAAAATATAAAAAGCGGCTTGAATTTCTTATATTGCCGATTGTGACCGAAACTATCACAAATAAAGGGGGCGGGGAAAGTGGATAAAAAGCAAATTGCACATTTGCGCCGCTTATTGAAAAAGGGGCGCAAATCATACATTGCCGCGCAAAGGGACGAAGAAAAGGTATTTGAATATTTAGAAGAAGTATACGGCGCGGTAGATTGGGGCAACGTAGAAAGCCCTGATTGCAATATAGGCGATTCAAATATACAAGGCGGCATTACTTGTTATTTGAATTATGGCGACGGCGATTTAGAAGTAATTATTAACGAAATAGTAAAGTCACAAAATGAAGGGGGCGGGGAAAATGCCTAAAGGGTTCAACATGAAGTCACTATTAAACGACGCTTCAAAGAGCGTCGCCGCCGAAACAGCCGAAAAGCCGCCCGCCGACCCTTCGGGCTTCGATATTGTAAATATTCCATACGACAAAATAAAACCGTCGAAGCAAAACATATACGGCTTGCGGGATATAGAGGAATTAGCGGCAACGATTGACGAAATGGGGCTTTTACATAACCTTGTCGTCAAGGAAGCCGACGAAGCGGGCTTTTATGAGCTTACAAGCGGCGAACGCCGTTATAGGGCAATAGGGCTTTTGAAATGGGCGACCGTACCTTGCAAGGTTGAAAAGAGGGAAAACGAAGCTATAGACGAATTAAAATTGATTTTTGCAAATTCGACGGCGCGGGAATTGACCGAATACGAAAAAACGACGCAAGCGGGGAGAATAAAAGAGCTTTTGCAGGGATTAAAGGCGGGCGGGCATAAATTCAAAGGGCGTATGCGGGATATTGTCGCCGAATTTCTCAAAGTATCGTCGGCGCAAGTTGGGCGGTACGAAAGCATAAATAATCACCTTTCGCCCGATTGGAAAAAAGAGTTTGAAGCGGAAAATATAAGCATTACCGCCGCTTATGAAATTTCGACCGCAACGCCCAAAGAACAAGCCGCCGCGTTTGAGAATTACAAGGAAAAAGGGACGCTTGAAGTAAGCCGACCGCCCGAAACGAAAAAAGAGCCGACCGCGCAGACGATAAAACAGGAAAAACCGCCAGACCCGCCGAAAAACGACGACCCGAAGCGGGCATATGTATTTTTAACAGACACGGACGGCGGGCAGTATGAAGCGTCGGGAAGCCTTGCAGTAATTGCCGCAATAGACGGCGAAGACTTCGGCGGCTATATATCCGAGGGTAAAGCGGCGAAAGTTGATATTATCATGCTTGCAACCGCACTTGTGGGCGAGTTTGTGCAACGCATAGGCGAAGACGCGGAAAGCAAAAACGCATTAAAAGCCAACCTTGCGGCGTTGTTTGACGGCGTGGGGGGGGTAATCACAAATAACAGGGGGCTTAATAATGGGTAACAAGACGGCAAGCAAAAAAGGCGTTGACATAAACGCAATAGCACAAGCGGCGGCAAGCGAAGCCGCCCGCCTTGCATACGGCGCGGGGAGCTTATTAAAAAGCAAAACGGCGGGAAACGTATACAAGGAAACAGAAAAGCGGCTTTACGCTTACCCCGATTTATTGGAAAAAATAAAGAGCGACAAAGAAAAAATATCGGAGCTTATGACGCATGGCGCACCCACACGAAGCGCAAGCATTGTACGCTTTCAGCGTTCGGGGGTTCGCTTGTCGCCCGAAGAAATACTTGATTGCATGGTACAGGATATAACCGCCACCATAGCCGCCGACCAACACGAAGCCGACACCATAGCCGCCGCCCTTGCCCGCATACAAGACGACCCTTATTACCCCGCCGTATCGGGTAAGTATATACACGGAAGCCCCGACGAAGAAATAGCCGCCCTTATCCATTGTGACCCCTCAACGGTACGCCGAAACAGGGGGCGACTTATACGGCGCGTTGCGGTTTGGCTATATGGGGCGCAAGCCTTATAAAATCAAGCCTTACGGCTATTTTACAACGCGACGCGCCTTGCACATGACGCGCGCCCAAAACATGCACTTTTCAAGCGCACATATGATATGTTATGCTTTTTACTATGAAAAACTATGATTTTAACCGCTTTTGAGGGCAAAAGCGGTTATTTTTATGCCTTTTTACATGGGGGTGAATTTGTGGCGTGAAGCAATGGGCAGAACAATTTTACAATTCCGAAGCGTGGCGAAGTACACGCGACAGCTTCTTATCAAGTAAGAAATGGTTATGCGAAAGATGTTCAACAAAGACAAATCCAGTTGCGGCGAAGATTGCACATCACAAGGAATATTTAACGCCGCAGAACATAGAAGAACCCGCGATTGCCCTTGCATGGGGCAACCTTGAATCACTATGCCAAGATTGCCATAACAGGGAACATCACGGCGACAAAACACCGCCGCGCTATTTTGTGGACGAACGCGGGCGGGTTATACCGAACCCCGACGCATAAAGAAGTATACCCCCCATATCGCGGGCGATATTTTGGCGACGGAACACCGAGCGCGCCGTTCCGAATTTATCCTTGAATAAATTACAATGGGGGGTGGTATGCCGCGAATATAAAATTATTCGCCGACCTTGCCCGAATAATCGAAAGGAGGGGAAACCATGAAGCCGAAAACAACGACGCGGGCAAAGCCAACGCCGAAACCGCAAGCGGAAACGCCGCCGACCGACCCGAAGCCGACGAAGCCAACGCCGAAACCGCCGCCGACAAAGGAACAGCGCGTTGCGACGGAAGCGCGGCGACTAAAAGCCCGCCTTAAAGGGTTGGATAAAAATAAACTTGAAACCGCCGCGCCGCTTATCCGAAACGCCGCCCGCCTTACGATTGCCATTGACGATATTTGGGATGACTACTTGACCGACGGCGTAGGTTACGTCGAGGAATACGACAACGGCGGCGGGCAGAGGGGAACGAAACCGAGCGAAGCCCGAAAAGCAATAAACGAAATGACGAAGCACCATACAACGATAATGCGGATATTGATTGACCTTGCCCCGCCCGCACCATTGAAGCGCGACGCATTAGACGATATTTTAGAAATGTAAATGCGTAATTATATTCTTGAATACTTCACCATGTTAAAACGCGGCGAAGCCATAGCGGGGCAAAGGGTTCACGCGATTTATAACATTATCATGGAAGACCTAAAAAGCGGGGTTTATTTTTACGACGCGACAAAAGCCCATAAGGTTATACAATTCATTGAAACGACTTGCCGCCACAGCAAGGGGCGCAATGATTTAATAAAATTAGAGCCTTGGCAAAAAGGTTTACTTGCCGCAATGTTCGGTCTTGTGGACGACAGGGGCTTGCGTTGGTATAGGGAAATATTTGTTGTAATTGCAAGGAAGAACGGCAAAAGCCTACTTGCGGCGGCGATAGGAAATTACATGGCGTTTGCCGACGGAGAATACGGCGGCGACATATATATGCTTGCAACGAAGTTAGACCAAACAAAAGAGGTTTGGCAAGCGTTCAAGCAAATAATATTAAACGAACCCTTGTTATTGAAGCGGGCAGAGGTTGGCAAGGGCGTAAAAAGCGTCGTTTATATTCCAAAGACGAATACAACCGCAATGCCGCTTGTTTTCAATCCGAACAAATCCGACGGATTCAACCAAACATTAACCATTAACGACGAGGTACACGCATGGGAGGGCGACAAGGGTTTAAGGCTTTACAATACAATGCAATCGGGATTGGGCGCACGAAAGCAACCCTTGACGTTCAACATAACCACAGCGGGAAACGAAAACGAAGGATTGTTTGACAACCTTATGAAGCGTTCAACCGCATTTCTTAACAGGGACAGCCGCGAAAAGCGGTTGTTGCCGTTTATATATGCGGTAGACGACGACAGGGAATGGGACAACATAAAAGAGCTTTACAAGTCCAACCCGAATTTAGGCGTAAGCGTTCCCGAAGAATTTTTTGAACGTGAAATTGCCATAGCGCACGAAGACCACACAAAACGCCGTGAATTTCTTATGAAATATTGCAACGTCAAACAAAAAGCGGAAACGGCATGGCTTGACAACCGACTTTTGGAAAAATCCGTTAATACAATGACCCTTGACGACTTCAAGGGTACTTATGGAGTTGGCGGCATTGACCTTTCACAGACGACAGACCTTACCGCCGCAAGCGTGATTATTGAGCGCGAAGGGGTATCATACGGCTTTTGTCAATTCTTTATGCCGTCGGAGCGGTACGAACAAGCCATTATTGACGATAACTTGCCCTATGACATTTATGTACAACAGGGAATTGTTACGTTGAGCGGCGACAACCATGTAGATTATCGCGACGTTTATAATTGGTTTGTAAAATTGCAAACGGAATACAAAATATATTTGCTTAAAATCGGTTACGACCGATACAGCGCACAATATCTTATTGCCGACTTAAAGGCGTTCGGTTTCCATATGGACGACGTTTTTCAAGGCGACAATCTAACGCCTATTATTCGGGAATTTGAAGGGACGATAAAAGACGGCAATTTTATCATTTGCGGCGACAACCATTTATTAAAGGCGCATTTCTTCAACGTGGCGTTGAAGCACAACAACGAAAAACGCACCTTTCGCCCTGTAAAGATTGAACGCCGAAAGCGCATTGACGGCTTCGTATCAATCGTTGACGCGCTTACAGTCCGTCACAAGTATTTAAGCGAAGTTGGCGAAATGTTAAAAAATAAAGGTAGGTGAGAAAATGGGAGTATTAAACAGGATAGGGCAAGCGTTACGCCCGACCCGCCGACCCCGCGCCGCTTCGCAATTAGGGGTAAAAGAGTTCTTCGAGCTTTTGAAAGGTTATTCGCCCGCATTTACCAATATGCCCGAAGCACTTTACGAAATGGAGCTTATAAGGGCGGCAATAGGTTCATTTGCGAGGTTTTGCAGTATGCTACAGCCCGAAATACGCGGGCAGGGATTACCGCACATGGAAAGGCAATGGCAAAGGGCAATCAACCCATATATGACGACTTCGCAATTTTTGGCGCGGGTTGCGACAATCCTTGAAGTAAGCAACAACGCTTTCATTATTCCCCTTGAAGACAGCGAAGGGCGGCTTATAGGGTTTTACCCATTGTTGCCGCATAATTGCGAGTTGGTGGAGTTTGAGGGCGCAACATACCTTCGCTATATGTTTTCAAATGGGAAGCGGGCGGCAATCGAATTTAACCGCGTGGGCGTTTTGAACCAACATCAGTATGAAAATGATTTTTTCGGTGAAAGCAACGCCGCATTAAAGCCGACCATGCAATTAATACACACAAACAATCAAGGAATAATTGCGGGCGTTAAAAATTCGGCGCAAATACGCTTCATTGCGAAAATTGCAAATATGCTTGACCCCGAAGACATAAAGCGGGAACGCGACCGCTTTTCCGAAGAAAACTTATCGGAGGAAAACAAGAGCGGTTTTATGATTTATGACAATAAATTTTCAGACGTAACGCAAGTAAAATCAGACCAATACACCATAAACGCGGCGCAAATGAAAGAAATATCTTTAAATGTTTTTCGCTATTTCGGAACAAACGAAGATATTTTACAAAACAAGTACAACGAAGAAGGGTTTAACGCATACTTTCAAGGAAAAATTGAACCTTTCGCAATACAAATTTCGCTTGTACTTAGTATTATGATTTTTTCCGAACGGCAAATTGCACACGGCAACGACATTATTTTTAATATGAGCCGCTTAGAGTTTGCAAGCATTAAGACGCGCACCGACTTGTCAACGGCATTTTTTGACCGTGGATTGCTTAACCGCAAGGAAATTCGCAAAATATTAGGCTTGCCCGCCGTTGAAGACGACGACAGCGAAACATTTTTTATTCGTTCGGAATATACGCGGCTTGAAGACTTGGGGAAATCCTTGTATGTCGAAGCGGCAAAAGAAGGTATTGACATAGACGACCCGCAAGCGAACATACCGCAACCGACAGAGGGCGAAGACGACGGCGCGGGGACAGGCGGCGCACATAAAAACATTGAGGGGTGATAATATGCCGAAAGCAAACGACCGTGAATACCGCGACATGGCGCAACCGCTTTTTATTGGGGCGGCAACGAAGCGTTTTCAATCCGACCATTATGTAGAGGGCTTCGCAACGACATTCGATACGCCCTATGTTATGTATGAATGGGACGGCATAAAGTATTACGAAGTTGTAGACCGACAAGCCCTTGTCGGCGCGGATATGACCGACGTTATAATGCAATACGACCATGCGGGGACGGTATACGCCCGCAATAAAATGTCAAACGGAAAGCCGCCTTGCCTGTTAATCGAACCACAGGAACGCGGCTTGTTTATTGCCGCCGACTTAGGCGTAATATCCGAAGCGAAAAGCCTTTATGCTTCGATTGAAGCGGGGCTTATTTATAAAATGTCGTGGGCGTTTAGGGTTATGGAAGACGCATACAACAAGGAAACACGAACACGAACTATATTAAAAATTAAGAAGGTTTACGACGTTAGCGCGGTAAGTTACCCCGCGAACGGCGATACCGATATTGCGGCGCGTTCTTACTTCGACGGAGTGATTGAGGTTGAGAAGCGGGAGGCGTTAGCGCGGCAAAAACAGTTGTTGTTATTAAAAACTAAAATTTAATGGAGGTTTGAAAATGAACAGATTACAAGAAATTGAAGCCCGCCTTGCCGCTATCAATAGCGAAGTGGAAACAAGGGGCGCGGAGCTTACAGCCGAACAAATAACGGCACTTAATACCGAAGTTGACGCATTGAAAGCGGAGCGGGCGGGGCTTATAACAGCCAACGACCAGCGCGCCGCGTTGCTTGCGAACATTGCCGAAGGCAGGGCGGCGGGCGCGACCGCAACCCCCGCATTGCCGACACCGACCGCAGGCGGCGGCGAAAGGCGAACCGCAGACCCCGCCGACCCGACCGAAAGCATGGAATACCGCAAGGCGTTTATGAATTACGTTTTGCGCGGTACGAAGATACCCGCAGAGCTTAGAGCCGACGCAATCACGAACACGGGGCAAGTTGGTTCGGTTATTCCCGCCCCTGTACTCAATAAAATTATTGAGAAAATAGAAGCGGTTGGCATGATATTACCGCTTACAACCCGCACGGCTTACATTGGCGGGCTTAACATTCCGACTTCGACCGCGAAGCCTGTAGCGTCATGGGTTGCAGAGGGTGCGGGAAGCGATAAGCAAAACAAGCCGACAGGCGTTATCACGTTCAATTACCACAAATTGCGTTGCGCCGTGGCGGTTACGCTTGAAGTTGACACAATGGCGTTGTCGGCGTTTGAAATGACGCTTATTAACAATGTCGTCGAAGCAATGACGAAAGCCCTTGAACAAGCGATTATAAGCGGCGACGGAATAGGCAAGCCGAAGGGCATATTGACCGAAACACCCGCCACAGGGCAAGCGTTGACGACAGCCGCGCCGAAATATGAAGACTTAACGAACATGGAAGCCGCGTTGCCGATTGAATACGAAAACGGCGCGGTTTGGTGTATGACGAAGAAAACATTTATGTCATTCGTCGCAATGACCGACGCGACAGGGCAACCCATAGCCCGCGTTGATTACGGCATAAGCGGGAAACCCGCACGAACCCTTTTAGGGCGGGCGGTTGTTTTGTGTAATTACCTTCCTTCGTTTGTGGCGGGCTTGCCGTCGGGAACGGCTTTCGCTTTCCTTTTCGACTTCAAGGATTACATTGTAAACACCAATTACGCAATGGGCGTAAAGCGTTACGAAGACGACGACACCGACGACCGCATAACAAGGGCTTTAATGCTTGTTGACGGAAAGGTAGTTGACAAAAATTCGCTTGTAACCCTTTCAATAGCTTAGACAAGGGGGCGGCGATAATGTTTGACGAAGTGAAACTTGCCTTGCGTCTTCGCGGCGCGGCGTTGGATAACGAAGTAAAAAGACTTATTGCCGCCGCAAAAGCCGACCTTCGTATAGCGGGAATAGTATTCGACGACCCGCCCGAAAATGTGACCGAAACTATCACAAATGCGGGGCAAGACCCGCCGCCCGAACAAGCGGCGGGCGACCCGCTTATAACGAACGCAATTATTTTATATTGCAAGGGCTTTTCGGACATTGTACCCGACGCGGAAAGGCACAAACAGGCGTACTTGTACCAAAAGCGGGCTTTAGTATTGGCGGGTGATTATATTGCGGTTAAGTGAAGAAATAACCCTTATACAAGCCGAATTTACGGACGCGACCGACGGCGACGGCTTCACAATTCCGACGCTTGGGGAGCGAACAACGGTTTTTTGCTTTCAAAAGTCCGTCGGCTTCAACGAGTTCTTCAAGGCGAAGCAAGCGGGGTATACGGAACAAATGAAAGTTGACGTATACGCTTTTGAGTACGACGGACAGACCGTTGCGGAATACGAGGGCAAGCAATACCGCATATTGCGTACCTACAAAGACCCGAAAACAGACGGCGAATATATAGAATTGACGTTATCAGACCTTAAAGAAAGGGGCGGCGGTTAGCATGGCATTTACGATTGACTTTGCGGGCTTGGAAGAAATAGAAAAAATGTTATTGCAAAACGCCGAAGCCGCCGAAAGCAAAGCCGAACAAATATTGCTTGCAGGGGCAGAAGTCCTTGTAAAAGCGCAAAAGGCGGCGTTGTCCCGAATATCAAAAGGGAGCAAAAGCGACGGCGAGTTGTTAGCGTCAATCGGTATCGGGAAAATAAAAAAGTCAAAAAGCGGTTCGGGGTATCATACCGAAGTTTTCCCGCAGGGTACGCAGTCCCATATATCGGAAATGAACAGCAAAGGCAAAAAGGTTCGCAATGCAAACGTCGGGTTTATGGTTGAATACGGCACGTCAAACATGACCGCCCGACCGTGGGTAAGTGTAGCCGAAGCGACAGCCGCCGACGCGGTAAACGAAGCAATGGGCGCGGAATGGGAGAGGGCAAGCAATGGTTGACGAAATAAAAAATACAAGCGACAGCCATTTGCAAACAACGCTTTCTTCGTTGGGCGACCCTGTAGAGCGTTTGCGCTTCACAGGGAAAGCCGACACGTTCATTACATGGCAGACCATAGCGGGAAGCGAAGCGGCGTTTGCAGACGACGACAGCGAGGAATACGAACACACTTATAGGGTTGATTTATTTTCAAAGCATAATTATGTTGAAAAACTGGTTGCGCTTAGAAAAGCCCTAAAAGTGGCAGGGTTTTATGGTACGCAAGTTTTAGCGGAACAATTCGAGGGGGACACAGGATATTATCATGCGTCCCTTAACACTAATTTTATGGAGGTATGAAAATATGGCAACGATTGGTTTACGCGATTTATTTTACGCGCCGATTACCGAATTGCCCGACGGCAAAGAGCAGTTCGGGAAGCCTGTTAGAATGGCAAAGGCTATACAAGCGCAAATGTCAACGCAGATTGCCGAAGCAAAACTTTTCGCCGACGATTCTGTAGACGAAAGCGTAAAAGAGTTTGTAAGCGGTTCTTTAACGCTTAACATTAACGATTTACAACCCACATATCAAGCCTACCTTTTGGGGCAAAAAATGGACGCGGACGGCGTTATATATGCGGGCGACGGTGACGAAGCCCCTTACGTTGCAATCGGCTTTCGGGCGACGAAAACGCGGGGACGGTTCAAGTATATTTGGCTTTACAAAGTGAAATTCGCTATACCCGACGAAAACTACCAAACGAAGGGCGAAAGCATAGAATTTCAAACGCCGTCCATTGTCGGAACGTACCAAAAACGTAATGACGGTAAATGGAAAGCGGATTTTGTAGGATTGGCGACCGAAGCGGCGGCGTTATCGTGGTTTGACGAAGTAAGGGAGTACAGCGAAGCCATAACCGACCCGCCGACCCCGCCCGACCCATTAGACCCATAAAACAGGAAGCCGAACACAATAAAATATAAACCGAAAGGGGGCAGGGGCGACCGTTCTTATTGGAACGGTTGCCCCGCTTTTTTATGAGCGCAATAAAAGACGGCGGGTTATACCCGATAACGCTTGATAAAGAGCGTCATTTATTATTTTCCCTTCACATCATAAACAGGGTTGAAGACGAAATCGGCGACATTGCCGACCTTCAATCAAAAATGGAAGAAAAAGGGCGCATGAAGTTTATTACATGGCTTCTTACGCTTCTTATAAACGAAGGGGAAGTATATAAAAAATACGAAGAAACAGGCAAAATTGACGGCGCGGAGGTTTTAGACGAAAGAATTGTATCACTTATCGTTAATGGTTCAAATCTCAAAGACGTTATCGAAGCAATATTAAAAGCGTTTTCAATGGCAAACAGGGGTACGACAGAGCCGCCCGAAGGAAGCGGCGAACATGAAAGCGAAGGGGAAGACGAGGGAAACACGAACGCGGGCGAAATCGAATAGACTTCGCCCGCTTGCTTTATATCGGCATTGTCGTTTTCAGATTGCCCGAAGCCGAAGTATGGCGCATGACACCTTACAAACTTTTAGCCCTGTTTGCTATTCATAAAATCTATTGCCCGCAACGAAAGGGCTTCATACAAGACAGCCCCGCCGCCGTGGGGGACATGGACGACATTGACATAGCGTTAGGAGGGTTATAAATGGCGAAGATTGGGCGCATTGGTACGCGCTTAGAGTTCGAGGGCAATCAAGAATACGTTGCCGCGACAAAAGAAATTAACGAAAGCATGAAAAACCTTGCTTCGGAAATGAAAGCCGTTCAAAGCGAATACGGAAAAACAGATACAAGCGTTGAAGGTTTGACGAAGCGAAAGGGATTGCTTGAAAAGCAGACCGAAGAACAACAAAAAGCCATTGACGCGGCAAAAGAATCACTTCAAAAAATGCGCGAAATGGGTATTGAACCGAGCGAAAAGGCTTATCAAGACATGGAGCGGGTTTTGCGCGAAAACGAAAGCGCAATGAAGGGTACACAACGCGAAATCGGGGAGCTTGACGGCGCGTTGAAGGAAAGCAAGGTTAATTGGGAAGCCGTAGGCGACGTTGTGGCGGGCGTTGGCGTTGCGATAGGCGCGGCAATGGTTGCAGTAGGCGCGGCGGCGGTTGCTTGCGGTAAATATCTTTATGATTTAGGCATGGACACATCAGCCGCCGCCGACAACATAGATAAATCGTCGCAAAAGTTAGGTATAAGCCGTCAAGGTTATCAAGAATGGGGCTATATCCTTGAACAAAACGGCAAAAGCATAGAAAACTTAACAGGCAGTTTCAAATATTTTCAAGTTGGGCTTTCCAAAACAGGCGACGACGCGGAAAAAATGAACGCAAAATTAGGAAAATTGGGGCTTAACCTTGAAGACCTTCAAGCAATGGGGACAGAAGACGCATACGAAGCCCTTATAAAAGCTTTTCAAGGCATGGAAGAAGGGGCAGACAAGACAGCCCTTGCCGTTTCTCTTTTGGGCGGGCGTTATGGCGTAGAGCTTATGCCTATGCTTAACAGCACCGCCGAAGAAATGGACGAATTGCGGCAACGCGCCCACACTTTAGGCGCGGTTATGTCCGACGACGTAATAAACGCGGGCGTAAATTTAAGTAATCAAATGACCGACCTTAACAGGGCTTTCGCGGGGGTAAAAAATTCAATCGGCGCGGAATTGTTGCCCGGTCTTGGTTCAATCGTCGAGGGCTTAACCGACGTTATCATAGGGGCAGACGGCGCAAGTGAAAAGATAACGACAGGCGTTGACGAATTGGTGACAGGCATTACAAACGCGATACCGCGCCTTTTAGACATGATAAACAATGTCGCTTCGATAATAACCGAAATTGCACCGCAGATTATAACGACATTGGTTGAAGGAATTGTAAGCAATATACCGTTGCTTTTGGACGCGGCGTTAAACATTGTACTTTCGCTTGTTGAAAGCATTTTATTGTCAATGCCGCTTTTACTTGACGGCGCGGCGCAAATAATCGTCGGGCTTGCAAAAGGTATAGGCGACGCATTGCCGACCCTTGTTCCTGTAGCGGTTGACGTTCTTATGCAGTTAATTACAACGCTTGTTGACAACATACCCTTGCTTATAGACGCGGCGTTGCAATTAATTGTCGGGTTCGTAAAAGGGATAATTGACGCAATACCAGTAATAATTGACGCGATACCGACGCTTATTGAAAGCCTTATAAATGCAATTCTTGAAAGTATACCGCTTATCATTCAAGCGGGTATTGACCTTCTTGTAGCACTTGTAGAAGCCTTGCCCGACATAATAATAGCAATCGTCGAAGCCATACCGCAGATTATAGACGGCATTATAACCGCGCTTATGGATAACTTGCCGCTTATTATAAAAGCGGGGGTTGACCTTTTAATTGCGATAGTTCAAGCATTGCCCGAAATAATAATAACGATTGTAAAAGCCATACCCGAAATCGTGCTTGCAATCGTCGGCGCATTGGTTGAAAACATACCCGCGATAATCGAAGGGGGCGTAATGCTATTTATCGCCCTTATTGAAAATTTGCCGTTAATCATTCTTGAAATAATAAAAGCCGTCCCGCAAATAGTTACAGGCATTGTTGAAGCGTTTATTGAGCTTATACCCAAACTTATAGAAGCGGGAAAAGATTTAATAATGGGCTTAAAAGACGGCATTTTAGGGGCGGCAAAAGCAGTTGTTGACGCGGTAAAAGACGTTGGCAAAAAAATTGTTGACGGCGTAAAAGGGTTTTTCGGTATAAGAAGCCCTTCGACCGTATTTGCGGAAATCGGCGAAAACTTAGCCGAAGGGTTGGGAATGGGCTTCGAGAATGAAGCCGCCGACGTTGAAAAGAGCATGACCGACGCAATGGGACACGCGGGCGAAATATCAGCCGCCGAAGCGGTAAAAGCCGTTGCAGACGGTTTAATATCTAACCTTTCGGAGCTTTCCGAAGCGACAAAAGCCGTTGTTGATAAAATTATTTCCAACCTTACAGCCGAACACCCGCAATTGAAACAGGCGGGCGAAGAGCTTATGCGGCAAGTGGCGGCGGGTATTGATTCAGCCGTGAAGGAAGTTACGGCGGCAATTCCGAAAGTGGCACAAGCCATAATAACCGCGTTCACAGCCGAACACGCCAAAATAAAACAGGCGGGCGAAGACCTTAACAAGCAAATAGCCGCAGGGCTTACGTCTTCCATTCCGACCGTGACCGCCGTTGTACCGCAGATAACACAAGCCATAATAACCGCGTTCACAGCCGAACACGCCAAAATAAAACAAGCGGGC